CATGCTGTAGCTTATTATGGAGGAAAAAGATGATAGATAAAAATAAAATATTTAAATTATTTGTAGATGGGGAGGAGATAAATGATGCACAAACTAAGGAAGAAATAAAAAATTTTATGGAAGGTCCGTATGCTAAGATAGGAATGTTTGTCAAATTAATCCAAAATCACCATGTTTTTCATTTAAAACTATCCAAATTCCTTAAAAGAGAACAACCAGATTACAATGTTGAATCCACTAAAGAGGCATCAGAATACACTGTTTATAGTAGAGCATGGAGTTATATAAAACAGATAGACACAAATAATAATGATGATATTGAGGCTATTATAAGTTTTGATGAAGCCCTATTATATAATACATTAAAGGGGGCGGTAGAATATTTTGAGGTTTTAGAAGATTATAAAAAATGTGCTCATCTATTCAAAATCCAAAATCTAATAAAGAAAGATTAAAAATAATTTGGAGTACAAAAGATTCCATTGTAACTTAGAAACGTTCGATTTTTAAGGAAAAAATGGGATGAAAATAAAGGATATTTAGGTATAAAATATACCATCTTCACATAATAAAAAAGTCATGAGAAACAGAAATTTATTGAACAGGAAATTAGACAATTTAGAGTCTACATTAACCAACCTTCGTCGTATTGTAAATACACAAGAACCAATTGAAACCTATAAAGACAATATAGGTAGAGCATTATCTCTTGTGGGTGATATTAAAAGTATGGTTGAAATGGAACCTATGGATCACAATGGAAATTAACATTAAATATTAAACAATAAAAGTTATGAAATTTACAGCAGAGCAACTTCAGGCCCATTGGGTAGAATTTATTTCAAATATCGAAACCCACATTACAGGGAATAGAAAACAACAATTACTCGATTTTTATACAAAGTATGAAGATCGTATTATTTTAATGCCCGCAGCTCACAAGAAAGAATACCACTCAGCCTTCCCTGGTGGGTATGTTGATCATGTTAATCGAGTAGTTAGGGGTGCATTATCAATGTCAGCATTGTGGGAAGGATTTGGTTGTGATATGACAACATTTACCCAGGAAGAATTAGTATTCTCAGCAATAAATCATGACTTAGGTAAAATGGGGTCAGATACCGAGGATGCTTATATACCTCAGACAGATAATTGGAGAAGAGATAAGTTAGGTGAAGATTATATGTTTAATAAATCTTTACCCTTTGCATCGGTTCCAGATAGAGGTTTGTTTTTACTTCAACAACATAATATCAAATATACCTTTAATGAAATGGTAGCAATTCAGACTCATGATGGTTTATATGACGTGGCAAATGATAAATATTTAAAGGGGTATATGGTAGAGCAAAAACCTCGCACATCCCTACCGTTTATTTTGCATCAAGCCGACATGATGGCGGCCCGTATTGAATTTGAGGTTGAATGGTTACCAAAGTTCTCTAAGAATAGCGTGGCGGCGCCAAAGAAAAGTTATACATTGAACACGAAGACTAATACAAAATCAAAAGCGCTTAATACTATATCAAGCCCCGGATTAAAAAGTATGTTAGAAAACCTATGATGTTAACCTTTATAATAATATTAGGGATTTTGGTCGTAATCTTAGGATATACGACCATCAATCTTCTATCCAAAGTTGAAAAAACAGAAGATATATTAATATCTCATATCACCTTTATTGATAAGATGCAAGAACACATTGTTCACGCAGAAAAAAAACTTAAAGCAATAGATTCAAAAGGCACATTTGAAGGGGATGATGAAATAGGTTGGTTTTTTAACGAAATTAAAATATTACAAAACGATCTATCTCAATTTAAGACCAACCTATAAATATGGCTATCATAAAGAAAAAAAGAAGACCTAAAAGTAAAAACTATTTTACTCAAGATACTGAAAACGCTATTGTAAGATACAATAACGAACCAGACTCAGATATTAGAAGTAAAATATATCAAGAAGAAATTCATTTCCCCTTCTTCAAACTTACCCAAAATATAATCCATACCTTTAAATTCTACCACACAGAAGTAGAGAATTTAGAACATCTCCAACATGAGATTATAACTTTCCTCCTATCCAAAATGCATTTATTCGACCCAACCAGAGGCGCTAAAGCTTATTCTTATTTTGGTACTATAGTTAAACGTTGGTTAATTTTGTATAATACCAAAAACTATGCTAAAAAAATCAAGAAAGTAGAGGTTGATGTTTTAATGGGTGAAAACTCCACCCACACATATTATATGGGAGAGGAGAAAATCAAAAGTGACTTAGACAATTACATGGATATATTTGTAGACCATGTATCAGAAAATATATTTGAACTTTTCCCTAAGAAAAATGATGCAAAAATAGCAGATGCTATATTAGAATTATTTCGTAAACGAGAAGATATTACCGTATTTAATAAAAAGGCGTTGTATATTTACATTCGTGAAATAATTGATGTAAAAACTCCAAAAATTACTAAGATAGCTGACAAACTACATAGCATCTTCAAGCAAAAATACATATTTTATTTAGAGAACGGATACGCTAAATTCTAATCCCCTCATCTATATCCATATTTATAACAAAACAAACATTATGGGCGCATTAGACAGTGTTGTATTTGGGAAGAAAAAATTCTCAGACATATTAAGTGAAATATATAATAACCAAAAGAAAAAAGAAACTCAAATATCGGGTTTGATATCTGAATTAAAACCGTTAATCAATGATATAGGTGATGCAACTCTTATTGTACCCCTTATTAAAGAATATATGGAAATCGGCATAAAAAACGATGAACAATTAATTAAGATGTCAACTATAATACAGCGTGTACTTAATAATAGTGTAAGCGAAAATGACTTGGGTATCACCGATGCTGAAAAAGCAGAATTAATGGCAGAGTTAGATAAACTTAACGAAAACTATAAGGAAGAAAATGGGAAGTAATTATGGCTTTACTAGTGTAAACCATCAAGTAAATGGTAATAAGACACCACCTAATGATATTTTTAACGCTATAGAAAGGGTTAATCAAAAGATGATCTATGCCCGAGTTACTGATATAATATTAAATGATCAACACCCCCAATTTACAACATTAGGGGGGTGGTCTAGTATTGGTACTATATTTTTTCAAGAGGTTGAATCCTCAAACACTTCAACACGTACTTCTACCACCGCATTACCTCTTGTACCTTATTTAAAAAGCTACCCACTGGTTAATGAGTTTGTTTTATTATTTTTACTACCAAATAAGGGGGTAGCCACTCAAATTAATTCAACATCCTATTTTTATTTAAACCCAATATCTATTTGGAATAACCAACATCTAAATGCTTACCCTAATATAGACACTCCAACAACTCAAAAATCTGAGCAAAAAAATTACCAAGCTATAGAAGATGGTCAAACTAGAAAATCATCTAGTAAGGAGGTTAATTATTCTTACAATTCCCCATTAATAGGAGGAACTTTTGAAGAAAGATCAAATATACATCCCTTATTATCCTTTGCTGGCGATATCATTACAGAAGGAAGATGGGGTAATTCAATAAGATTAGGGAGTACGGCATTAACAACTAAAGGTATTTATAATAATAACTGGTCTAGTAAAGGAGAGAATGGTAACCCTATTACTATAATTAGAAATGGACAACCCTTAGATGCGGGGGGTGTAGGTTTTAAACCTATAATTGAAGATATAAATAAAGATTTATCTTCACTTTATTTAACTTCAAACCAATCAATCCCTTTAAACTTATCAGTTAACTCAAATCCTTCTATATCAAAAACCCCACCAGCTTCTGCTGGTACTTATACTGGGAGCCAAGTTATACTTAATTCTAATAGGTTAGTATTTAATACAACAGCCGATAGTATTTTACTAAGTTCTAAAAAATCTATATCCCTAGCTTCAATTGGGACCATAGGGTTGTTTTCTCAACAGGGAGACATAGTATTACAAACCAGCAAAAATCTTATTAGATTAGGAGATTCTGGTGCAAATCAATCTGTTATATTGGGTGATAATTTTTTATCTGATTTAACTACATTATTAAAAAAATTCCAATTATTAACCTCTGCGCTATCAGTCGACCCTTCGATACCTTCAAGTAATTTCCCTGCGTCTTCAGTAAATGACCAACTTGCGGTATTTATAGAAAATATCCCAAGTTATGCTTCTAAAACAGTAAAAACTATATAATATGGAAGCATTAAATCAATTAGTAGAACAACTTTTTAATTCGGAATATGGTAAGGCATTATCTAAAACGGATATCAATCTTAGTGCTGTAACAGATAGAATTACAGAAATAACAAATGAAT